ACGTATAAGGCGGGTGAAACGATAGATGCCTGAAATTCTTGATTCGAGCCGTACAATCCGAGGAGAGTTCGGCGAGGTATGGAAGGACGGTCGCCACTTGACCAACTTCTACTCCGCGGAAGCATCCGCTGACATCTCGTACGATAAGATCCGTCGATCCGGGACTCGAAAGATGGGCAACAAGGTCGGTACGATCGAACTATCCGGCACAATCACCGGTTACAAGGTTACGTCGGAGTTAGCGCAGGAAGTTGCGCAAGTCATGAACGACCGCCGTGGCTCCTTCGTGTGCGAGTTAATTATGGCGTTGAAAGATCCGGAAGCGTACGGATACGAGCGCGTCCGTCTAAAAGGCGTTCAATTCACGCGAATCGATATCATGCGGTTCGAGCACGGCACGACGGTCGAGAGTGAGTGGCCGTTCTTCTTCGACGACTTCGAGTATCTCGATCCAATCGTCGAGGACTAATTGCATAATCGGCGGAGCTTCGGCTCCGCCTTTATAATTTTGAAAATTATCGGAGGTATTACGATATATGTCCGCTTCTAATAAAAATCCGCAAGACCTTTTACGCGCACTCCTCGATACGGAATTAACGCCGGAACGCGACGTCCCGATGAAACGGTTCGGCGCCGGCGTATCTTTCCGGATTAAAGCGATCGACGCGAAGACGTTTAATCGTATCCGCGAACAGGCGACGTATCCGGTAAAGGGCGGCGGCTCGCAAGTTGACTCGGATAAACTCGCCGCACTTATCGTCGAGAAGGGAACGGTCGAACCGAAGTGGAACGATCCGGCGCTCGTTGAAGCGTTCGGTCCTACACCGGTCGACGTCGTTCAAAAGCGACTTCTCGCCGGTGAGATCACGAAGTTGTCCGCAGAAATCCTCGACTTATCCGGATTCAATGACGAGGACGACGCGATCGAAGACGTAAAAAACTAATCCGCGGAGATGGGGACGCCGCCATCATCTCCGACATATTCCTCCGGTCGGGGCGCATGCCGCACGAAATATATGCGGACCTCCAATCTGCTCCAATCGGAGTTCGGCGATTCATAATTGCGGCGATCGAGATCGATAACGAGCGGAAGGAGGTAGCGTATGGCTTACGAGCTTAAGGCGGTACTTAAACTGCAAGACAAGATGACCGCCCCCCTTCTTAGAATTAAAAATGCGGTCGGAGATGCGGATGACGCCTCGGATAAGGCGTCGAAAGCATTTAAAGAATTCGCAGATTCGATGAAGAAGGCTTCGACCGTAACGAAGAGCGTCGATAGTGCCGCTAACAAAGGGAAGGCGGCAGTTAAGGCTCTCGGTGATGAGACGAAGAAGACAGAAACAAAAATTCGGAGTTTTACCGCACAAAACGCAAAATTCGGAAACTCGTTCGGGACCGTTCAATCTGGAATTGGCGGACTTCGGTCGGGATTTCTCGGACTCGCTTCGGCTATTGGCGGGGCATATGCGGCGAAAAAGGCGTTCGATCTTACGATCGGCGCGGCGGCACACCGCGAAATGAACGTCGTAACGATGGAAGCGATGTTCAACGATACTGCAAAAGCGGGGAAATTCTTCGACTTCATCGAGAAACGTGCGGCGGAATCGATGTTCTCGGAGTCGGATTTCTTTTCGTCTACACGCGGGTTCGTCACGGTAACGAAGGACCAGGAAACACTTGAAAAGATGGTCGGACTGCAGGAACGTCTCGCAGCTTATGATCCGTTACAGGGCCTCGAAGGGGCGTCGTTTGCACTACGAGAATTATTCTCCGGAGACGGCGTAAGTATGGTCGAACGATTCGAGTTGCCGAGATCCGTAATCAACGAAATAAAGAAGATGGACCTTCCGGATCAGCTTGCGGCGCTCGATCGGGTATTGAGTGAGATGGGGATTACGCAAGAATTACTCGACAAGCAAGACGCGACTGCACTCGCCCAATATACGCAAGGTGTCGACAAGCTTAGACTCGGTCTTATGAAGATGGGGCAACAAGGGCTCGAGAAAATCAAGCCTATGTTGGTACAGTTTAATGAGATGCTCGACGGACCCGGATTCGACCGTTTCATCGCATTCGGTTCCGACATCATGGGCGGACTCATGCAAGGTGTTGTCGACGGTGTAACCCAGGCGCGCAGATACGTTGAAACGAACTTCATCAACAATCCGGCGTTCAATAACCTTCCGGATACGAAGTCGAAAGTCCTCTTCGTTATCGACGACCTACTGAAGACATTCAACGTCTGGCTTAAAGGTGATGGCGGAGCACAGGTCGAAGCGACCGCGAACCTCATGTCCGAAGTTATCGGCAAGGCGCTAACCGCCGCGACTAAGCCGATAGCCGAGGCTGCATCAAACATCGGAAAAGCAATCGCTCAAGGGATCTGGGACGGCCTCATGCAAGCGGCGAAGGATAACCCGGTCATGTCGGCGTTACTCGCTGGGGGAGGCGCGTTTTTAGCAACTCCTGGGCCATTACCCGTTAAAGTCGCGGCGGCGCTTGGAGTCGGGGGTACCGCGCTAATCAACGGTGGCACGGCAAAACTCGACGAGAACCGGAGACTGGCGCAGGAAGCGAAAATCGACGCTTTGGCAAATCCGAAAGGGCTTTCCGGTCCGACGGCGATAGAGAACGTAGAGAAGGCGAATTGGTTCATGCAGCAATATTACCGCATGACAGGCGGTAAACATGCGACAGGACTATCCCGCGTTCCTCGCGATAACTATCCGGCGCTACTCCATAAGGACGAGACGGTTCTGACGAAAGGCGAAGCGGATAAGCGTCGGATGGGTCGCGGTGACTCCGGCGGTGTACTCGTAACGGGTAACACGTTCCACGTCCGCCATGAATCCGACATCGATGCGATTGCCCGCGCACTAGCTCGTGAAATTTCCGGAGTAGGAGGCGCTGCATTCAATGGCTAACGAAATCCAATTTTGGCTAACGCACGGGAACGGCGCCGAACGCCTCCGCCTTCCGGTGAATCCCGAATTGATTTCGGTAATGTCGTCGCATGGTTATGAGGATGTCTCCGTGAACAAACTCGGCGAGTATACAATTATCGGCGATCCTCGTTTGCGGGAGTATACGTTATCGTCGTTTTTCCCGCGCGACTACAATCCGTCGTACTGCGAATACTCGAACTTTCCGGCACCGTGGGACGCGGTTGCGACGATCGAACGGTGGAAATCCTCCGGTAAGCCGAGCCGTCTAACTATCGCCGGTACGCCGATTAACGAAGCGGTGACGATTCGCACGTTCAATTACGATCCGGAACGAGGCGGTGCGCCTGGCGATATCTATTTCGAATTGACGCTGAAACAATTCGCTTTCGTCGAGTTCGAGCGGAAGGTATCGCTCACAACTGCGGTCTCCGGTATTCAGACGGTGAACAAGCGCGCTGACACCCGGACAACGCCGACGAAGTATACGGTGAGAACCGGCGATACTCTATCGAAGATTGCGAAGCGCCTGCTCAATGACTCGGCGAAATGGACCGCGATTTACGACCGTAATAAAAAAGTAATCGGTCCGAATCCGAATCTAATCATACCCGGTCAAGTGTTGGAGATCCCGGCATGATTACGGTTAGGTACGATGGTACGGCGGTTGATCCGATCGTAAAGTCGGTCACATGGTCGGGAGACATTACGCAAGCATTCCGAAGGCTATCCGTCACGGTTTCGAACACGGTCGACGGTAAGTCGCGGCTATTCTCGTTTGAAAACGGAAAAGAGATCACGCTCGAGAACGACGGCGTCGAGATTTTTCGCGGCATCATCTTCGATAATTCGATGAACATCTCCGGACAAACGACGATCTCTGCGTACGACGAAAACGTATATCTTACGAAAAACGAGGATACGAAGAAGTTCGCGAATCTGAAAGCGTCGGAGATCATTCGGAAGTTATGTGTTGAATTCGGAATTCCGGTCGGCGAGATAGCGGATACAGGCTACGTCATCCCAAAGCTGATTTTACGAGATAAGACGCTGTGGGAAATGATGACAACGGCGCTGACCGAGACTCGGAAACAGACG